CCGAGCCAGGCCAGCATGCCATGCATCTGGCGAGCCTTGCCAATGGCAGGGTTTGGCTCATCTTTCCCTTCATGCTCTTTTGAGCATGGGGAAAGTAACCTCACTTTCATTGCATCAATGTGAGGTTGGTCTTCGTACTTCCGGTCTCGAAGGGGAATGTCCACCTTCCAGATCTGGTCTGCACGAAGTCCTGCTATGAGGAGCATCTCCTCACAGTAGAAACCACCTACAGAACTTAAAAAGTTCTGGGGCCACGACACCGACATACCGTTGGCGTCATGGCATCTAGAAATTCTAGATAGGTATGCCTCCGGACCTTGACCAAAGTGGTCGTCTCCGGAACAAACGAAATGCCTCCAGGAAACTGGAGGAATTCCGTTTAACTGACGGAGGAGTTCAAAGAACTCGTCGTCAGAAGCTTCCAGCATGTCATGCTGGTAGCGGAGAAGTGATTCAGCATCTGCACAAAGATTGTGCAGTGTTAGAACAGCTTTTGCCCCGGGATCTCCCATAAGGATACCCCGGGACGTGACACGATCAAAGTTTTCCTTGATCGAGTCACCCTCGTAGGTTCGTCCTGAGCATAGCAGCTCAGCACAAACCTGGAAGTACGGGTCGGATGACCGGCCAATACCTCTATGAAAACCTTCTAGCATCGCTAGAGAGTATTCATGCACACAGTAATCTGTGGCAGTCGTAAGATCCGAAGATAAAAATCGGACTTGCGGAGGTTGAGCGACTTTCGAAAGTCGTTTAACCCATTCAAACATCTGCCAACCTCTGGTGAGACCAGAAGTGGCAGAAGGGTGCATTTTCAACATGCCAATGACATGATGGCACCAGGGCTGTAGTAACATTGTTACCCAGTCCTCAGCAACCGTAACGACCCGGGATTTTGCTCCCGGCTCGCCGATCGCTGACGGCCTGATGGAGGGTCTTACTCCACCAAGCCTGAGGGTATCGTTCGAAACGAACGGCGTGCCCTGCAAGCCACCTTGCAGGATACCCTCCTCGATAGACCACTGTAAAAGCTGAAAGCCTGTGGTACTATCGAGCCCAAATATTGGGTCCGAGACTTTGAAGTTTTCAAAATCTAGGTTCACACGATCGTCGGACTCTCCGGCCTCGTGTGAGGCATCATGTGCAAGTTCAGACCTGCACATGGTTTGCCATAAAGGTCGATCTGGTAAAGTCCAGAACGATCTATTGAACCAGGTGGTGGAAACCACCTCCTGGCTCGGGATGGCGCCGGCCCAACGTCGGAACTTTGCTCCGACCTCGGTCGCACGCCCTCCATCCTTGACACTAACGTCCAGTGAAGCACTGGAGGTCAGTGACAGATGTCCGTTCGAGGTATAACCTTCGTCAACGGACCGTCTTTCACACAAACGTCCTACAAAGTAGGAGAGGCGCTCCAGGATTTTCCTGCGCACCTCCGTCGTATCGTGAGATGAATGCAGAGTCCTCGAGTGTTTCTCGAGAGACTCCTGCCTTGTCTTGCGGTCGCCAGCAGGGAAACCCCTGCTGGCGGTGAGGTGGACAAGTCGTGTTGCCTCGACTTTGTTCTTCACCCCGCGCACTGTGACTGGTAAAAGCCACGGTGTGAGCCTCTGCCAAAATGGCGGGAGCTCAGGCACTTTCCACGTGCCATGGAAGCCCGGGAAATCCCCGGGTAACTCCGGTGCTACAGTCTTTGACTGTAGGGCCAACCACTTTACAAGAGCGGAAAACTTTTTCCACTCTTTGGTTACTCTATCGGTTCTGTGAGAACCAAGAGAATAGGCCCAGTGTATAAGTTTCTTATATTCTGGACTCGCCGACCAGTCTTCGACTGTGTCAGGCATAGAGGCCACCAAGCAATCCTTGATGAACTCGACGCAATTGCTCACTCTCTTGAGTGAACGTTTGCCGTCGTGCGCGATTTTATCGCACACGTCCGGACTGAGATCGGGAAATTTCTCCCGGATTCTCCGTGATAGATTCGCAGGTTTCTGCGAACCCACCACATTTACCTGGACGACCATAGGTCGCCCCAGGTAAAATTCTAAGGAACGGGACAATCCCGCGACTCCTTTAAACTCTTTAAACGGAGAGTTTTCCTGAGGGACATCCTGCTCGCATTGCAGAGCCTTGGCCATCAACCAAGCAGGA